CGATTGACGTATTAGAAGCTCCTGTTGTGTTGCTAAATAATGCAGTAGCACCTACTGCCGTGTTGAAGTTACCTGTACTTACCCTTAACGCTCGGTCTCCAATGGCGGTAATACCCGTTCCACTCGTGTTGGTTAGTGCCGCTTCATATCCTACCGCAGTATTGTTAGAGGCGGTGTTGTTTTGTAATGAATCACGCCCAACTGCTGTGTTATTACTACCCGTAACATTACTTGATAAAGTTGTTCTACCTATGGATATATTATTACTTCCCGTTGTTGTAGCAAATAAAGAAGAAGAACCTATTGCAATATTACCCGTGCCCGTTGTAATAGAAATACCTGCACTACTTCCTAAAGCATCATTAAATCCCCCTGTTGAATTTTTTAATGCTTGATAACCGATGGCGGTTACACCCGAACCACTCGTGTTGGTTAATGCTGATTCAAAGCCTACGGCTACGTTGCCTGATGTGGTGTTGTTTTCCAAAGCACTTTTACCGATAGCGGTATTACTTGAACCCGATACATTATTTAATAATGCAAAAAAACCAAGAGCAGAATTATTTGCACCCGTTGTCGTTGCACCTAATGACGCAGTTCCCAATGCTGAATTTCCCGACCCCGTTGTGTTTGCAGTCAAAGAAGAACCACCTACCGCAGTATTCTCAGAACCCGTCGTATTAGAATCCAAGGCAGTAGCACCAAATGCAGTGTTCGTTGTAACTGCACCTGCACCATAGTTGGTCAAAGCCGTGCTTGATACAAGCAAAGGCAAATCGTTGCCCAAGCCATCAGACAAACGCTTCAGCGTTCCCGTGATTGGCCCGTTGTCACCTACCTTGATAAGTGAGTCGTAAGTATCCTGTGGGGTTGTCCCCGTTAATGTTGTTCCCATAATTTTATGCTTCCCAAGTTGTTGACCAAGTGTTCCAAATTTCTACTATCGACTGCCAAACCTCCTGCTCGTTAGCACCATAAAGGTTTGTAGTCGGATGACCATAAGACAATGGCTGAACCATACCCCAAGAGATACTATTCGTTGCAGCAGCTTGACCCCAATAGATGTCATTGTTTGCTGCTCCCTGTCCCCAATCGCCTTGTATGCCCATTGTCTAAATAACTCTTTAACTTCACGATGTTGCTGCGCTTCGGTGTGTAGGTCTGTTTCTTCGTACTCATAATACCCAAGATGCAAAGTTCGCATCCGTATCGGGGTAAACGTCTGCATTGTTGTTTGAGTTGTATTGTGGGAATGAGGCTTGGTTGTAGCTCATGTACGTGATGAACCTATCGGTGTAGTACTTCGCTAAATCCCGTGCCTTGCCTACCAAATAGTCAACCTCAATCTTTTCTGCGGTAGTGCTATTCTCGGAGTTGTGCTTAAACACCCCACCGTTGCCGATGGTATATGCAGCAAAAGGCAAGTACTCCACCATAGCCCAATGGATAAGCATCGGCTGAAGGTAGTCGTTTACAAGAGCGAGGTAGGGATTGGCAAGAGTTCCTGCGATGATGTCATCGCTTATCTTATCATACAACTTCGTGCCTGTGTAGTTTTGGATGTGTATCTCCTGTGCTATCTTGATGAACTGAATGAACTTGTCCGTGTCCACGTTACCGCCAATCGCGGTGTTGCGAACCAAGTCCTCTCGTTTAATCCATAATGCCGTTGCCATATCTTATTTTTTATATCCTTTTGTTGGTGTTTCAATAGGGGCGATGGCTACCATCGGGTCATTCTTCTCAGGGCGGAATCCCATACGAATGGCTTGGTTTACGTTGATAATATCCGTGCCGTTCAAAGAGCCTCCCCCGTAGATGTTGCCCTCTTTAGTTAGCTTCTTGCGGTAGATTCTACGCTCCCAACGATGGTGGCAGTTAGCACCGCCTTTGTAAAGCCATACGCTATACCTTTCACCTTGTGCTTCTGCTCCGCCTTTTGAACTCAATGCTTCTACATCCTCCTTGCGGTAGACTCTTTTGGCACCTATTAACGTGCGGCATAGCAAACGGCTTTCACCCTTTGGGTCTTTTTTAGAACCTACTGCGTAGAAGTAGCGCACCTTATATCGCTCCGTATCTTGCTCGCTCTCTTGTTGCGCTGCAAGGTCGGTGCGTGAATTGAGGTATGCCTCTACATCGTATTCTGCTCCCTCATCTTCAACGATATCAGCCGTGATTAGGTCAAAGTCCTGCATCAGCTCCTCCTCGCTTTCGCCAAGACTCTCAATGTTCAGCAGCAACTCTGCTGCAAGCTCATCACGCAGAAAGGGGCGATTGTCTTGCTTGGCAAGTTTCACGCCTGTCTCCTCCTCACGAGTCTCCATATCCATAGGCGTTACTACGTCTTCGGTGAACTCCAAAGGCTGAAGTGTCTTAAAGTATAGGTTTAGGCTGATGTCGTTGTATGACAAGATTTGGTCTATGCCGTCAATAATGATTTCCTGCTTGGGGCGAATAACAAGGTTATCCAAAAGAGTAGATGCGGTCTTCAGTTCTTCTGCGTTGTTGCCGAGTCCTGAATTGTCTTTAATACCCAATAGCATAGGGCTTACGATGCGATGCGACACCATTATTTTCTGCGTGGCTTCAGCACTCAAGAATTGGTACTGCTCCGCAGCATCCGATAGCTGCACAGGGTCAACAGTTGCCGCAAGGTCTTTATTGTCATTGAACGCAAGGATAAACTTACCCGAGTTTGAACTGCCGCTGAACTTTGTTGCAATCTGCTGCTCGATGCTCCTGCGCTCCTCCTCACTCGGTACTCCGTTGTTGAAGTTAATCAGCATCGAAGGCGAGAGGCCGTTCTGAATGTTGTTGATGTGGTAGTTGGCAATCTCCTCCTCAAGTTCTGCATAGGGCAGGCCACCTTGATAGTCAACGGGGGAGTAGTAGTAGAATCCTGCTCGGTATGGCTTGATGTACAGAATCTCTAATCCCTCTTTGCTTGTGCCAAACGCAGGGATGCGTACCGCAGTTTCTTTTCTGCCTTTTACGTCTGTCCAATCCTTTGCGTAGTAGTACGCTTCAATCTCACCATCTTCGTTGCACCTTGCGGCTCTCAGCGTCTCTACGGGGATGTGCTGCACCTCTACGATGGTATTGTGGTCTTGCGAGTAAACTACCTGCATACTGCATTGACCCATCATAACGTAATCGGCAACAACCTTCTGCAAGCAGGCTTTCGTGAACAAACCACGCATCGCTGCGTACTCGCTCGGCTTCTTGGCAGAGTCCGTTGCATCCAAGCCCTTACCAAAGGTCATATCCATCAACGAGTTGAGGATGGCGTTATTGGTAGGTGAGCCGTTGTAGCGGTCAATTAGATACCCGAAGTAGTCGTTGTTATCTCCGTATTCTACATAGTCCTTGCCCTGCACCTCTTTAACAACAGGTGTGGTGTAGGAACTGAAGTTCACAACGTGGACTTTAGATGATGATGTACTCATTGTCATAGCTTGTTTCTTCGGTGTAGACGTTTTGGTTCACCGTAAATTTCTCGTAGTCTGTTTGCGAAGTTACGAATACCCTATCCCGATATATTAGATTTCCCGATGCGAATACCTTCAAGCCATAGAATCTATTGTTGACAAGTACGAACGTGCCTGTAAGGGTCATAAAACCATTAGCAGAGGCAGCAGTAACCGCAGGTGTTGCGGTGGTGTTTGTTGATTCATCAATCAACGCAATCGTAACGCTCGCAGGGAATGTGCGAGGTATGATTACTATTGCTTGGGGCGAGGCTGATACTTGAAGAATGTGCATCTTAAATAAATAACCTTTTACTTTGGATTTGTTTGAAAATAGAAAAGGGGCTTACGCCCCCTTAACTATTATATCAAGTTTGTATCTACACTTTACCTTTTGGCAAAATACGCAAGGTTTCAGTTACGTTCTCAATGTTTACCCGCAGGTAATTATTGGCCATAACCTCCTTGTAACTTGGTAATACTTTCATAGGGTCTACACCCAAGTCTTTTGCCATTGAGTCAACTTTTGCAATAGTAGCATCAACTGTCTTTTGGTATTGCTTTAGATTCTGCAATTCAGTTTCAAGTTTTGAGCGAACTGCAAGCGCATCATTTACTGCGTTACTATACTTGGTTTCAGCAGCAGCAGCGCGGGACTCTACCTTTTGTCCTTCTTGAAGAAGTTTTAGCATTTTTGGCAAGTCCTCCATTGCACCAAGTTCAACCTTAATAGCTTCTGCCGAACGTACCTCCTCACCAATCTTGGCGATTTTAGAAAAAATTTGTTTGCTCATTTTATGGTTTTTTGATTTTTGAGAATTGCTCACCAATAGAAAAAACTCGTTCCGTCAGCGTTCTGTTCAAATTAAACAATTCAACTATTTCAGGACTATCATTTACCTGCAGCCCAAGTTCTTGAATAGCTTTTGAAGCATTAGAAACAAGTTTAACGCCTTCGGTTGTCAAAGCATTTGCTCGCTGCTGATACTTTTGACCTTCTGAAATTTTAGCGTTTAGGTCATTTATCAATCTTTGGAACTCTGACAAAAATGAATTCACATCACTCTCTAACTTCCGCATCTCTTGCGCCTTTGACTTAACATCGTTAATCAAAGACAATTCAACCTTCATCGGCTCTTTAGCCGAGAACTTGGCGAATATATTGTTGAGTGTACTCATTGTGTAAATATAAGGGGGCTTTCGCCCCCCTAATTCATTTACGAGTTAGAACCCACTACAATCGTTTCAACTGCACCTGCAAGTCCTGCGAATGGATTGGCAACGGTAGCACCTGCGATGAAGTTAGCAGGAAGTTGCTCCTGTCCCTCCATTGTCAAAGTGTAGCCCGATAGGTCACCCATAGCAGCACCTGTTACAATCGTTCCACCCGTTACTTCGGCTCCGTAGTTCAGACCCATCATAAAGGCGTTGCCGTTGTAGTCTTGTACCACAACATAAGGCCTTCCATAAGCAAGCAACTTCAATTCTTTGTTGTCCTCCTTTGTCAGTTTGGTCAACGTCAAATTCAAAGTTTGCGTGAAGAAGGTAGTACCATTCTCACGGCTTGAGTTAAAGGTTTGCTCAAAAGAGCTATTGCCTTTTACAAGATATTGGTAAGCAGAGAAAGTTCCGCTGATGTTGGTAATCTCATCGTTGGTGAGGGTTACCGTACCCAAGTCACCGAAGTCTACAAAGTACACGGCATAAATGCCACCTACTACGTCTTTACAGGGTACCGCCCTGCCTTTTGTTAAATCACAAGCCATTGTTTCTTTGTTTTATTAGAATTAAAAAAGAGGGCGAGGACATAGCCCAAGCCCCCTCTTGATTTACATTAACTCGGATTAAGAGTAAAGGACTACGTCAGCTCCGATTCCGTACTGAACTCCTGCGAAGAAGCGAAGGATTACTCGGATGTTGTCTGAACCGTCAAGGTCAGCCATATCAAGAACGCGAACCTCGTTGCGCTCGTTCAAAAGACCTGTTCCAAAGAACATATTGCTTGCTTGAGCAGCGACCATCTTGTTTGAAGGTAAGCCGTTACACATAACAACCTTGATGCCATCAAAGAACAAGTCTCCGTTGCCGTACCAAGTAGTGCCTTTGTTGTCAACACCATTCGCTCCAAGACCTGAAGTTCCGAAGCCACCAAGCGCACGGACATAAGCCTTTGCTACGTTTTGTGGGACAAAGATTTGAAGGTCTTCCTTGCCATAAAGGGCAGAAGGAATAGCATCTACAACTTTACCAAGTTCGGTGATTACGTTTGCAGCCGTCACGGTTGTGGCAGTTACGTCAATAACGTCAGAGTCAGCAGTCATCAAAGAAAGGAATCCTGAGAACTCACCTGCAGAAGCAGCAGCTCCGTTCCAAATGTTCTGCTCAATCTTCTGTGAAGTCTTTGCGGCAACGTGGGCGATAAGGAAGTCAGCGAAAGAAGCAGGGATGCTATCGTAAGCAGAGAAACCCATTTGACCACCAATCCAAGAATCGTAGTAGTCCTTCTTGCAAAGCTGCAAGTTCACTTGGAATGGCTCAACCTCAAGGATGCGGTCAGTCAACGTCAAGGTAGACGTTGCATCAAAATCGCAGGTGGCATCGCGCACAATTCCGTCGGTATTAACCTTCTGAAGGGTGGTGCGGTAGTTTACGTTTGGAAGAATCTCAATGAGACCTTTGTCCAAAGTGTTTGCGCTCAAAAGAGCAGCAGAGATGTACTTGGAGGCGAACTGCCCCGCATATGATGTGGTTATCGATGTAGTCGTAGCCATTTGATTTTCTTTTTTTTATTTATTAACTGTTGATTCGTGCAAGGACTCGGTCAATCGCTCTTTCGGGGCGGTTAGAACTCATCTTTTGGACTTGCTTTGTTTCGGGGTTGTGTTTGATGGGCTTCGCAGCAGGTGCGGCAGATAGTTCTGCTTTAACCGCAGCCATCTCCTCCTTCTTGGCGTAGCCGCCCATCTCCTCACGCATTCCTTTCATCTCCTCACGCATCATTGCAATCTCTTCGAGAACTTTCTCAATGATTGCAACAACCGCAGGGGCTTCTTCTAC